TTGAGTTCTACGTCAACCAAGTTGCCGCCCAAGCGGGTGTTCACATAGTCAAATACTTTGGATTTAAGATTGGTCAGTGTATCACTCATAAGAAAAGCCCTGTGCTGTATTTAGCACAGGGCTGGCTGCTGTGAGTGTTAGTTTACCAAACTTTAAGGATTATGAGATTTTCGTTGAAACGCCCGTTGAGTTTGATTTCGGTGGCCTTGATGTCTTTGAAATACTTGCGAGCCCCGGGCTTGCCGCCGGCAAACAGGGCTTTCAGTTGATCTGCTGGTTTGCGCAGAGTTTTGCTCACACTGAGATTGGCATCAAAACCAATGATGGTGTTGTTTTTCACAGTCATGGACCCCACGTGTGAGTCAGCCACATAGTGCTGTAGTTTGCGCTTGGTGGTATCGTAGGTGTAGAACTCTGTGCAGTCTGCCAGTTTGGTAGCGGACTCTGAAGTGAGTTTTAATTCTGGGAACGACTGCAGATATTTTAGTTTGCGCACAATCTGATCGGGCGTTTGCTTTTTCTTGGCCCTGGGTTTGCGTTCTACTTTTTTGATCTGCACATAACTGTCGCAATCGGCTACCACCAACTCACAGAACTTCAGCATCTGCTTGAGTTCATTTTTGCCCCAACGACTGTAGCCTTCGACCAACTGAGCATCCTTGCCTTCCAGGGCTTCTGTAAGTTCTGCCACTTTGCTGGCAAAAGGATCGCGCACTTGACTGATATGTGTGGGCTGAACATTCATACCGCGTATGATGGTCATGGGCTTGTGGTTGTTCAAATTCAGTTTTACTTCTCCCGCTGTGCAGAAATCATCATACATGGCTTCTAATTCGCCAGCGGCTTCTATGGCCTTGTCACGCAGTCTGTCCTGGATATTGGGCTTGATCACATCATCATCTTTGACTTCTTTCTTTACTTGTTCTTTCAATGCCTTGAGTCTAGTGATTTCTGCGCTGACGTGCAGTTCTTCGTGCTCACTGAGTTGTAGGCCCACTGTGGTCATGCGAGCCAGCCAGCCTGTCACGTGCTTGAATTCGTAGTCGCTGACACCTTTGATGCGTTTGGCTTCTGTGCCGCGCCCATTGCGTTCTAGATAATCCAGCAGGAATTCTTTGCTGTCTTTGCGTTGGAAATTGTAGTTGTACCAATTGATGGCGTGAAGCACCGCAGATGAACGTTTGTCTGCTTCGGGCTGTGTGCGCCAGTCTGGCTCAGGTCCTACGTTTTTGAGATCACCGTCCCGTGGTTTCAGGAGTTTAATGGCTGTGGTTTTTGCTGTGCTGGTTCTGACCATGGATTGCCTCACTTTTTGCTTAATTTAGCCAAGAATATATGCTTTTCTAATTCTAACAGGTTTGTGTTTATTTGGTCAACCAATTCTTGATGTTTTGGTAAAACTCTATGTAGCCTGCGCTGTTCCACTTCGATGTTGCTGAGTTCGGCGATCAAATGATCTATGGCTCTAATGATGCGATGCCCATCTGCGCCTTGCTCTAATCCGCGTAGATACTGGCGTAGCAGGGGTTCTACGCTGTTCCAATCTTCTGCTTTTTGAATTACCAATTGTGTCATAGCACCATATTACACTAAAAAGAATATTTGGTCAAATTGTAGGCTACCAAAAAACCGCTAAATACGTATTATGCCCAAACTTAGTCTTTACCGCGAGAATTTCACCAACGATTACAAATGGTTTGACCGCAGGATTTCGGAACAATTCACGGTGGGCTGTGCCACGGTATTGATACACAAGTATGTGGGGCCTATCAATCAAGGCACCTCTAACGATGCCACGCAACCTGATTATCTAAATCAAAGCGTTAACAACATCCAAGACCTGCTGTATCTAGAAAATCGAGATCGCAAGTATGATACCACGGTGTATAGACTGCGTATGCATCATACCATGCAGAACATAGACTTTGATCTAACACAGTTTGGTCTATTTCTAAACAACGACACATTGTTCTGCACAGTACACAAAACCGACTGTGTGAATACCATTGGCCGACTGCTGATGTCAGGCGATGTGATCGAAATGCCTTATCTACGTGAGTTCTTTCCGCTAAACTACGATGAAGTACAGACCAGTCTCAAGAGATATTATGTGGTGCAAGACACAGCCAATGCTGCTGAAGGATTCAGTCCCACTTGGTATCCACACCTGTGGCGTGTGAAGTGCGAGCCCTTGGTAGACAGCCAAGAGTTTGCGCAGATATTGACTCAGCCCGAAAATCAGACCAACTACTTTGGACCCTGGGGCAAGACCATCGCTTACTTTGAAGGCGACCGTGTTACATTTGGCGACAAGAATTACATTGCCAAACAGGATGTGCCTACTGGTGTGGCACCTACCGGCAAAGATGACGATCCATATTGGGGCCTAGATCCCAACCAGACCTTCCGAGACATGATGTCTACTTACCAGAAGAACATAGACATCAACAATGCTATCCTGGCGCAGGCCGAAGCAGAAGTTCCGCTGTCAGGCTACGACACTGTACCATTTTATATCGTGCCCACCACCGTGGACGGCGAGCCCTTGGGATCTACCTACACCGCAGATCAGACCTTGGTAAACAGTTCACAAACAGACATACCATCATCTTCTGAAAGTATCACGCCCAGAAACAATGCTTGGACCATGGGTTATCTCACTGGTGACGGTTTGCCGCCCAATGGTGCTCCTGTCACACCTGGCGTGGTATTCCCACGCGATCCCAGAGAGGGTGATTTCTGCCTGCGTCTAGATTATATGCCCAATAGACTGTTCCGTTTTGATGGCGCACACTGGGTCAAGTTTGAAGATCGTGTGAGAACCAATATCACGCCCAGCAACACCAATGACACTGAGCACTATGCATTTTACAACAACCCTGGTGATATCTCCACCACGGATCGCGGTGAGATTCCGCGCAAACAATCATTATCTAAAGCACTGCGGCCTAAGGACGATAACTAATAGTCATGGCCAACAATCTCGTACCTTACTTTTACGACGGACAAATCCGCAGATTCATGCTGCAGATCGCTCGCGCATTCAGCAACTTCCAATGTGAGTACGGCAAAGATCAAGAAGGCAATCCCATATTGGTCAGGATACCTTGTATGTACGGCAATGCCTCTAGACAGGCTGCTGACATCATAGCCAAGAACACACAAAACAACTTGCCAGCAGCGCCGCAGATTACCTTTTATATCTCTGCTGTGAAGTATGCAAGAGATCGTGTGCAGGATCCCACCTTCACTGGCAAAATCGCTGTGCGCCAAAGAACCTACGACGAAGTGACCAATACATATGAACGCACACAAGGTAATGCGTTTATTGTAGAGCGCATGATGCCAGTACCATATGACATCACGGTGAACGTGGATTTCTGGACCAGCAACGAACAACAAAAACAAAGCATCTTCGAACAGATTGGTACACTGTTCAATCCTGCTATAGAAATACAAAGCACTGACAACTATATCGATTGGACCAGCTTGACAACTTTAGAGCAGACTGATCTACAGTGGAGCAGCCGCACAGTGCCCGTGGGGCAAGGCAATCCCATAGACATCATGACCTTTACACTTAAACTACCGGTATGGATATCACCGCCAGTGAAAGTCACCAAGTATGGTGTGATCCACAAGATCATTACCAACATCTTTGATGAATCAGGCGATGCCAACAATGCTCTCACAGGCGACGACATACTGGCTGGCACCCGCGCTGTGATAACTCCCATGGGCTATCAGATCCTGCTGTTGGAAGGACAGATACAATGCCTGCGCAGTAATGTGCCGCATCAACCGCCCAATGTTGAACTCAATGATCCTGTCGAAGATGAAACCAGCACACTGCTGTGGCACAATGTCATTGACTTGTATGGCGCACTGCGCAATGGCATCAGCCAGATACGCATACAGAATCATGATCTAGAAACTGAAATAGTTGGCACAGTGGCTTATCATCCATCGGATGATCGTGTGCTGTTATTCTCTGCCGACGCAGATACATTACCTCCCAATACCTTACAGCCTATCTCTGCTGTGATCAATCCACAGCGTTCAGGTCCGGGATCAGGATTACCATTGGCATCTCCAGGACAGCGTTATTTGTTGACTGACAACATAGGCAGCAAGAACAACACAGATCCAGCACCGGCCTGGACTGAAAACGGTGTGGCATTGATTGCCGCTGCCGACGACATCATTGAGTATGATGGTCAGCGTTGGTTTATCTCCTTTGATGCCAGTGAAGTGCAGCCTGGCCAGCAGATAGAATTTGTGACCAATCTCAAGACCAAAGTGCAGTACAAGTTTGACATTGAGCTAGGCTGGATCAAAAGTTACGAAGGTTTCTATCGCGGCGGCGATTGGAGCATTGTGCTTTGAAGTCTGTTGATGCTGTAGGCATCATGTTTTACAGTGCTGCCACACATAGATATCTTTACCTACTGCGCAATGATCCCAAGCACCCAGGCTCTTGGGGACTACCTGGTGGTAAGATAGAATCAGGTGAATCCATACTGGCCGCAGTGGAGCGAGAATGTCGGGAAGAACTAGGCATGGTTCCTGCGTATCAAAAACTTATTCCCATTGAAAAGTTTACCAGCAATGACAATAACTTTAACTATCATACTTTCTTTTGTGCCGTGGCAGAAGAATTTGTGCCTACACTAAATCACGAACACATTGGCTATGCCTGGGTGGCCGCAGGTACAGTGCCCAAACCTCTGCATCCAGGATTATACGCTACATTCAAGATTGAAGAAATACGAGACAAACTGGCAGTGATTGAACGAGGTTAAAGGCCGTATGTGGCTTTGGTCACATTAAAATTTTGCAGGATCTCTGATGAATTCAACACGCGATCGTAGATGAAAACTTGGCCTATATCTCCTACAAAAGCATAACTGCCGCCTAGATAGCGGCTTAAACCAATCCAAAGTTCTTGATCATTTAGAATGGAGCCTGTCAATGTATCCGACACTGAGTTTACTTGACTGCCATTCACATAAAGCGTGAGCGTTGAATCATCTCTTGTGAACATGGCCAAATACCACGAATTGTTGTTGTAGTTTGTGAGTGGGCTAGTGATCGTGGTGCTGGACGAGGGCGATTGTGCTATGTCTCCCGCGATCTGGCCACCATTCAAATAAAGACGATAATTCCAAGGAGACCCGGCGCTTTGTTCCTTGCTCAAAATCATTTGATTGCCTGCTGCACTGGTTCTAAACCAAGCACCAACAGAAAAGTTTTCAAATTTTAGAATTTGGTTAGTATCAACATACTGCGAATTGAAGGAAAAGTATGTGGAATTCCATGGTGGAGATCCAACCAAGTCAGTGGTGTAGGCATTGACGCTGAGATCATACCAGTAAAGTCCCGATCCTGGATAACTTGACGAACTGGCTGCATTGAGATACATTTGCAGATTTGAAGTAATAATACTCAAGCCAGGTGATGCAGCAGGCTGGACATTGTTCATGATCATCATCTGTGCACCACTCATACACCGAACCTGCCTTTCAGCGCTTCTGAAATAGACATTAGGTCACTCCGGTGCCGTTGATCATCCAAACATTCGCTGCCACATTCAGCAGGCTGGCCATGCCATAGGTAGAAATAGTTCTGTTGCCAGCAGTGCTGTTACCTGCTAGATATAAACTCACGCCCGAGCCCTGTGCAATAGTGATAGTGCCCGTGCCGCGATTGACCACTGTGATAGCCGTACCTACTTGGAAAACCTGACTGGAATTGTTAGCAATGGTCAGAACATAGTTGGTGCTTTCTGTTGAATAAAAATGCTTGCCGGCATCTGCGGCTGCTATGGTTGCATTGCCTGTGAAACTGACCTGTGGAATATCTCTGTAGCCTATAGCAAAGCCTGCTATATTACCAGACACGTTGCCTGCGGTGATAATGTTTCCACCTGTGATGTTGCCAGTTACACTGATAGCATTACCATAGGTGATTTCTTTTGATGTGGTATTATAGAACACGACTTCAGCCACATTGGCCACATCATTGCGTATGGGTGCCACTGTGAATGTATTG